TCCCAATGGAGTGGAACTACGAAGGATTTATTGATGAGCATGGACGCCCAGTCTTCGATACTCCGGATCATGAAGTCTTCGATCCCCATGGGGAGTTAATAGATGTAGGCGTTGTAGAGAACTGGCAGAACGAAGCTGATGGTCTTAAAAATGATCAAGATGCTTTAAACGAATTTTACAGACAGTTTCCAAGAACAGAAGAACATGCATTTAGAGATGAGACTAAAAATAGTATATTTAACTTAGTTAAACTATACGAACAAATAGATTACAACGAAGAGTTATCATCAACACTACCTTTAACAAGAGGTAATTTCCAATGGGTTAACGGCGTCAAGGATTCAACAGTAATATTCTACCCAGACAATAAAGGTAGATTTAAATTAAGCTGGACACCACCATCACAGCTACAAAACAACGTTATAATAAAAAACGGTGTTAAACACCCAGGTAATGAACATATGGGTGCTTTTGGTTGTGATAGCTACGATATATCAGGAACAGTAGATGGTAAAGGATCAAAAGGTGCATTGCACGGCTTGACAAGGTTTTCAATGGAAGATGCTCCAGCTAATAGCTTTTTCTTAGAGTATTTAGCAAGACCTCAGACCGCAGAGATATTCTTTGAAGACGTTCTAATGGCATTAGTATTTTACGGGATGCCTTTACTTGCAGAGAACAATAAACCTCGTCTATTGTATTATTTACGAAGGCGTGGTTACAGAGGTTTTAGTATGAACAGACCTGATAAAGTTTGGAATAAACTATCTACAGCAGAAAAAGAAGTTGGTGGAATACCTAACTCAAGTGAAGATATAAAACAAGCTCACGCCGCTGCAATTGAAATGTACATACAAGATCACATAGGTATGAAAAAAGATGGATCGTTTGGTGACTGCTATTTTAATGAACTGCTAAACGACTGGGCTAAGTTTGATATAAACAAAAGAACAAAGTTTGATGCATCTATAAGTTCTGGACTTGCTATCATGGCTAACAACAGACATTTATATGCGCCAAATGTAAAAATAGAAAAACAAAAATTAAACATAAGTATTGCTAGGTATACAAACACAGGTAGTACATCTAAATTAATAAAATAAATATGGCTGAATCAGTTATAAGAAGTTATTTCCCTAGTCAAGTAGTTAGTGACGATGAAAAAAGAAGTTTTGAGTATGGACTCAAAGTTGCTAAAGCTATTGAAAACGAATGGTTCGTTTACGATAGAGGTACTAACAAGTTTGACTCACAAAGAAATGATTTTCACAGGTTAAAACTATACGCAAGAGGAGAGCAGTCAATACAAAAGTATAAAGATGAGTTGTCTATAAACGGTGATTTATCTTATTTAAATTTAGACTGGAAACCAGTACCTATTATATCTAAGTTTGTTGACATTGTTGTAAATGGTATTTCAGAAAGAACATACGATATAAAAGCCTACTCGCAAGATCCATATGGAGTTGCGAAAAGAACAAAGTATATGGAAAATATACAAGCTGATATGATTGCGGCTCAGTTAAATGATTTTGCGGCTGAAGCTTTTGGTGTTGATTTATACAAAAACAAAAAAGAAGAACTACCTGAAACACAAGAGGAACTAGATCTTCATATGCAGCTAACATACAAGCAGTCAGTAGAAATGGCAGAGGAGCAAGCATTAAATGTTTTGCTAGAAGGTAATAAATATGAATTAACTAAGAAAAGATTTTACTATGATTTAACAGTTTTAGGAATAGGTGCTGTTAAAACAAGTTTTAATACATCAGAAGGTGTTACTGTAAAATACGTTGACCCAGCAAACCTTGTGTATTCTTATACTGAGTCACCTTATTTTGAAGATATATATTATGTAGGTGAGGTTAAATCAATACCTGTTAATGAACTTGTAAAACAGTTTCCAAATATGACTAACGCAGAGCTTGAAGACATAGTTAAAAACCCTGCGTACAACAATTCTAATTACGATGGTAACTTTGCAAACAGAGGTGGTATAGACCCTAATAAAGTTCAAGTTTTATATTTTAATTATAAAACATATATGAACGAGGTTTACAAAGTAAAAACTACTGGTAGTGGAGCTTCCAAAGCAATACCTAAAACAGATAAGTTTAATCCAGTTATAGATGAATCAACTAACTTTGATAAACTATCAAGATCAGTTGAAGTGCTATACGAAGGAGCTGTAATACTAGGTACAGATAAACTGTTAAAATGGGAGCTTGCTAAAAACATGGTTAGACCTAAAAGTGATTACACTAAGGTTAAAATGAACTATAGCATCGTAGCACCTAGATCTTATAAAGGTAGAATAGAATCTCTTGTAAGACGTATAACTGGTTTTGCTGATATGATACAGCTTACACATTTAAAAATCCAACAAGTGTTAGCTAGAATGGTTCCAGATGGTGTTTATTTAGATGCTGATGGTCTAGCTGAAATAGATTTAGGTAACGGTACAAACTATAATCCACAAGAAGCTTTAAACATGTTCTTCCAAACGGGTTCTGTTATTGGGCGAAGTTTCACTTCTGAAGGTGATATGAACCCAGGTAAAGTGCCGATACAAGAGATAACAAGTGGTAGTGGTGGTAACAAGATGCAAGCATTAATTGGTAATTACAACTATTACTTACAGATGATAAGAGATGTGACAGGGTTAAATGAAGCAAGAGATGGTAGTACACCTGATAAAAATGCTTTAGTTGGAATACAGAAAATGGCTGCTGCTAATAGTAACACTGCAACAAGACATATATTACAAGCGGGTTTATTTTTAACACAAGATATTGCTGAACAACTATCTTTAAGAGTTTCTGACATTATAGAATATTCACCAACTAGAGAGGCGTTTATACAGCAAATAGGAGTTCACAACGTTGCAACTTTAGAAGAAATGAAACAGTTGCACCTATATGACTTTGGTATATTTATAGAGTTGATGCCAGATGAAGAAGAGAAAGCAATGCTTGAAAACAACATTCAAGTAGCTTTAGCGCAACAAAGTATAAACTTAGAAGACGCTATTGATCTTAGAGAGATAAAAAATGTTAAATTAGCTAATCAATTGTTGAAAATACGTAGGATTAAAAAACAAGCGCAAGATCAGTTGGTACAACAACAAAACATACAAGCACAGTCGCAAGCTAATATACAAGCGCAACAAGCGTCTGCACAGCTTGAAGTTCAAAAAGAACAAGTTAAAACACAAAGCGAGGCACAGCTTGAGCAAATGAAAGCTGGTTTAGAAGCTCAAAAGCAAGCACAAGAAGTTGCTTACAAAAAAGAGTTGATGCAACTAGAGTTTCAAATGAACATGCAGCTTAAGTCTATGGAGGTAGAAGCTGTAAAAGGTAAAGACGAAATGAAGGAAAATAGAAAAGATGAAAGAACAAAAATACAAGCTACACAACAAAGTGAGCTTATAGATCAAAGAAAAAGTGGAAAACCACCTAAAAACTTTGAGTCCGCAGGTAATGATATATTAGGAGGCGGATTTGATTTAGGTGCTTTTGACCCTAGATAACAATTATTAATTATTATTATATTATATTATGGAAGAAAATGTAGAAAACGTAGCGGATAACGTTACAAAGCTAGACATGTCTCAACCTGTAGAACAACCAGTTGATGATAGTGTTACAAAATTAGATTTAAATAAACCAGAAAAACCAGAGGAAAATGAAGTTAAAGAAAATAACCCTGACAACGAGGGAGTGGTTGGAGTCGATGAAAATGCCGATGCCACAGAAAAACAAGAAGAAGTACAACCGGAAGTTGAAACACAAGAAGCTCCAGTATTAGAAGAAATCACTGAAGAAGAAGTTCAAGAGCAAACAGAAGAATTAACTGAACAAGTTGAAGAAGCTGTAGCTGAAGCTCAAGAAACTGGAAAAGCTTTACCTGAAAATGTTCAAAAGTTAATGGACTTTATGGACGAAACCGGTGGTACACTAGAAGATTACGTTCGTCTTAACCAAGATTATTCTAGTTATGACGATATGACAGTGCTCAGAGAGTACTATAAACAAACTAAATCTCATTTATCATCTGATGAAATAGAATTTTTAATTGAAGATTCATTCTCGTATGACGAGGAAGTAGATGAAGAAAGAGATATTAAAAAGAAAAAAATAGCGTTAAAAGAGCAAGTTGCCAACGCTAAAAGCCACTTAGACGGGCAAAAGTCTAAATACTATGAAGAGATCAAAGCTGGTTCTAGGTTAACACCTGAAGCTAAAAAAGCTATGGATTTTTTTAATAGGTACAACAAGGAGTCGGAAGAAACTCAAAAAATAGCGGATAAACAAACAAAAAATTTTTTAAATAAAACTAATCAAGTTTTTAACGATAAATTCAAAGGTTTTGAATACAACGTCGGGGATAAAAGATATAGGTTTAATGTGAACAATGCTAACGAGGTTAAGACCACCCAAAGTGATATTAATAATTTTACCAAGAAGTTCTTGAATGAAAATAATGAAATGTCAGATGCTAAGGGTTATCATAAATCTCTTTATACTGCAATGAACGCTGATGCTGTTGCTAATCACTTTTACGAACAAGGTAAGGCTGATGCTTTAAAAGAAAGTGTTGCTAAATCTAAAAACGTAAGTATGGACCCAAGACAATCATTTAGTAATGAAAATACTAGTGGTGGTACTAAGTTCAGAGCGCTTAGCGATGATTCTCCTAACTTTAAGTTTAAAATTAAAAACAAATAATAATAAATTTAAAAATTAAAAAATAAAAAATTATGGCAGTAGGAAATATTACGCCAGCGGTAGGTAGCTTACCAGCTACTCCCTCGGCAACAAAACAAACCGTCTCAGACGCTTACGTAGATTTACGTACTTCTGGATGGGCACAACAATATTTACCAGAATTAATGGAGGCGGAAGCTGAAGTTTTTGGTAATAGAACAATTTCAGGTTTTTTAGCTCAAGTAGGAGCTGAAGAAGCTATGGCAGCTGACCAAGTGGTTTGGTCTGAGCAAGGCCGTTTACATGTATCAGCGTCGGGAACATTTGCAAACGCAACTGGATTAGCGGCAGATACAATTACAATTGCAGCTGGACACGGTGTTAGAGTTAATGACACTGTAGTTTTACACCAAGAAGGTGTTGGAACTTTAAAATGTTTAGTAACAGAAGTTACAGCTACTACATATAAGGCTTTTCCATATACACAAGCTACTATGGATGCTTCTGGAACACAATTTGTACATACTAAAGCAGTAACTGGTTTTGTATTTGGTTCTGAGCACAAAAAAGGAACTGGACTTCCAACAGTTACTGGAGGAACAGCTACAATCGCTGGTCTTGAGCCTCAATTTAAATCTTTAACTAACAAACCAGCTATTATAAAGGACCTATACGAAGTTTCAGGATCTGATGCTTCAGCTATTGGTTGGATTGAAGTTTCTGGTGAAGAAGGACAAAACGGTTACATGTGGTACTTAAAAGCTAACGGAGATACAATGGCTAGATTTACAGATTACTGTGAAATGACTTGTATTGAAGGTGAGCTAAACGTTAACGGTGCTGCCGTGCCTGGTCCTGGTGTTAACTTGGGTGCTTTATCTGGTACTCAAGGTTTATTTGCAGCTATTGAAGACAGAGGTAATGTTATGACTGGTGGTTATGGAACTGGTGCAGACGCTTTAGGATCTATGGATGTAATGCTAAAGAGATTTGATTCTCAAGGTGCTATTGAAGAAAACATAATGTTCTTAAACAGAGGTCACTCTCTAGCTATTGACGATATGTTAGCTTCTTTAAATGGATCCGCTCAAGGTATTGGAGGTGGAACTGGAGCTGCTAATACTATACAAGGTACTTCTTTTGGTTTATTTGACAATTCAGCTGATATGGCTTTAAATCTAGGTTTTACTGGGTTTAGAAGAGGTACTTATGACTTTTACAAGTCTGACTGGAAATATCTAAACGATGCTACTCTTAGAGGTGCGTTTACAGATGCAGATAACGGGATTAAAGGTGTTGTTGTGCCGGCAGGTACTTCTAATGTTTACGACCAAATGTTAGGTAAAAACATGAAAAGACCTTTCTTACACGTTAGATATAGAGCTTCACAAACTGAAAGCAGAAAAATGAAAACTTGGATCACTGGATCTGTTGGGGCTGCGACTTCACAGTTAGATGCGATGGAAGTTAACTATTTATCTGAAAGATGTTTAGTAACTCAAGGTGCTAACAATTTCATGTTAATGAAATAAGCACTGTTTATTTTAAAGAACCGGGGCTTCGGCCTCGGTCCTTTTATTTTTATTAATTTATATTATATTATATTATGGCAAAAAAAGAAAAAACAAAAGAAGTGGTTGTTGAAACACCACCGGTTATGGAAACTCCAAAACCAAAAATTAAAGTTGAGCCTAAAAAACCAACTTGGGAAATAAAAGAAAGAAAGTATATACTAAAGGGAAGTTCTCCTTTGTGTCACATACTAAGAGGTAGTAATATATACTGGTTTGATGAGGAAAAAGGTTATGAAAGAGAACTTAGAGTAACTGAAAACCAAAAAACACCTTTTGTAGATGAATTTAAAGGTCAAGTTAAACTTTCTCATATAATGTTTATGGACGGTATTTTAATTGTGCCAAAAGAAAAACAAACATTACAAAAACTTTTATCTTTATATCATCCGGACAAAGACAAAGTTTATTTTGAATACAACGCAGTTCAAGACGCTACTGATGAAGTAGAAATTTTAGAATTAGAAATTGAAGCATTAATGGCAGCTAAAACTATAGACATAGATATGGCTGAAGCAATCATGCGTGTAGAATTAGGTTCTAAGGTGACAGAGATGAGTTCTAAGGAGCTTAAAAGAGATTTACTATTGTATGCTAAGAAAAACCCAGAGGTATTTTTAGAACTTCTTAATGACGATAATGTTGTACTTAGAAACTTTGGTATTAGAGCAACAGAAATGGGGTTATTAGTATTATCTCAAGATCAAAGAACATTTAGCTGGGGATCTAATAATAGAAAACTAATGAACGTTCCTTTTGATGAACACCCGTATTCAGCTTTAGCATCATGGTTTAAAACTGATGAAGGTATGGACATTTACAAAACTATTGAAAAACAATTGAAGTAAAAACCTTTGTAGAAGCAGTCGCTCTACGGGGCGATTGCAAACTACAAATTAAAAAGAAATTATGGCAGTAAATATAGATACAGTATATCAAAGAGTGTTGGCTATTGCCAACAAAGAACAAAGAGGCTATATAACACCTCAAGAATACAATTTATTTGCCAATCAAGCTCAGATGTCTATATTTGAGCAATATTTTTATGACATAAGTCAGTTTGACAGATTACCGGGTAGTGAACACCCTTACTCTGATATGACAACTTTGTTAGAAGAAAAAATAAGTATATTTAAAAAAAGAAATCAACCTGTTACAATTATAAACCAATATGGTGACGGAATATTACCTACAGATATATATAGATTAGGTACTGTTTTAAGATTTGCTTTACCAAACGTACCAGGTTCAACAGCTGCAGAAATAGAAGAAGTTTCAGATGAAGAGTACATGTATTACAGCGCTTCACCACTAGCAGCGCCTTCAAAATATCGACCGATATATATAAGAAATTCAGCAACAACAATAAAGCTTTACCCAAACGCTACAACTATAAATACTGGTTTAGATAAAGCTGCAACTCAATATTTCCAGCAAACTGGAAAAAACCAATACAACGGGCAAAACAACCAGTTTAATGCTGAAGGATTTAGTTTGGCGCCTACAGAGACGCAGGGTGGTAGCGGTAGTGTTGATGTTTATATGACAGCTGCACCAGCAGACCAAATTAAAGTTGATCAAGTTGTTACTGGTACAAATATAGTTACGTCACCTGCTACCACAGTAAAAAGTTTTACTGCTGGGGCAACTACAACTCTTGGTACTGGCGGTATAACTAATGGTTCAAAAACATTTACAGTAGTAGCGCCAACAAGTGGTAATGGCACTATTGCTATAGGGCAATTACTACCTACATCAGGGTTTCCACCAGAAACAACTGTAGCTGGTGTTCAAGGTCTTGTTGTAACAGCAAGCGTAGCCGCTAATAACAACGTAGCTGCTGGAAATTCTATAAATTTTAAAGGTCATTTAGAATTATCACAACTACCTTCTGCGGCTTTAACCTCTTTAAATGCCTTAACTTTTAACGAAGCAGACTCTTTATCTTATATAGAACCTGGACAAGCTGTTACAGGGTCTGGAGTTCCAGCCAACACAACAGTGTCTGTTGTAAACGGTAATGTTATTACTTTATCAAACGACCTTACAACTGGAGGTGTTGTTACACTTACGTTTGCTTCTGACGATATTAAATGCCATTACATAAGAAGACCGGTTGATGTTGTTTGGGGTTACAACACTGTTAACTCAACAGCCTTGTATAACTCTAGCATATCAACAAACTTTGAACTACACGAGTCAGAGGAAACTCAACTTGTTATTAAGATATTAGCTTTAGCAGGTATTTCTATGAAAGACCAAAGTATGTACCAAATAGCTACGGCAGAAGAAAACAGAACTATTCAACAAGAAAAATTATAATAAATGGGATTATTAGACAACAGCTCACAAAAATCATATTACGAAGGAACAGAATTTGGTGGTTATCAATTTATTTCATTAGAAGATGTGATAAACAACTTCATAGTTTCTTACGTTGGTGATGATAAAATAATAAGTAAAATAAAAAGAGGTGATGTTGCTTTTCATGCGCAGAGAGCTTTGCAGGAATTAAGTTTTGACACTTTTAAATCTACAAAATCCCAAGAAATTGTAATACCGCCATCACTAACAATGGTTTTACCACAAGACTATGTTAACTATGTAAAAGTAACATACACTGATAACGCTGGTATAGAGCATGTTATATACCCAGTTTCTAAAACATCTAACCCACTAAAAATATCTCAAGACGCTAACGGTGTTTATCAATTTACTGGCGACAACTTAAACACTTCAAATGATTCTACAACTTGGGATAAATACAAAACACACACAAATAACGAAACTAACAATAGCAGTGACCAATATGACGATGGTTTGTACGATTTAAATGTTGGTCAAAGATATGGCCTTGACCCGCAGTACGCACAGACTAATGGTAGTTTTTACATAGATGAGTTAAAAGGAAAAATACATTTTAGCTCTAGTTTTTCAGGAAAAACTGTAACCTTAAAGTATATAAGCGATAGTTTAGGTACTGATGCAGAGATGCAAGTACATAAATTTGCTGAAGAAGCTATGTACAAGTGTATAGCATACGCTATAATGTCTACAAGAGCTAACGTACAAGAATATATTGTTCGTAGATTTCAAAAAGATAAGTTTGCTTCTGTTAGAAAAGCAAAGCTAAGACTTTCAAATATAAAATTAGAAGAAATAAGCCAAATACTTAGAGGTAAATCTAAACAAATAAAACACTAGAGCATGCCAGAGATTAAAAATACTTTTACCTCGGGAAAGATGAACAAAGATCTTGACGAAAGATTAGTTCCAAACGGACAGTACGTAGATGCGTTAAACATAGATGTTGCATCGTCTGCTTCTGATAATGTGGGTACAATTCACAACTCTTTTGGTAATGTTAGAAAAGATACAATGCATAACATAGGTGGAAAATGTATTGGGTCTATGGTAAACAAAGAAGACCAAACAATAATATGGTTTATTGCCGGTGGTAGTGTAGATGCTATAGCAGAATACAACCCAGTAACAGATATTACAACACCAATATTAATATCTCCATTAGAAGGCTCAGCCGGAGCTTTTTTAAAATTCAACGCAAACAGACTTATTACAGCTATTAACGTTATAGATGGTTATCTATATTGGACAGATAATTATTCAGAGCCAAAAAGAGTAAACATTAAAAGAGGTAAAGCAGGTAGATACACATCTTCTAGTTCTATAGCAAACTTATGGACTACAACTACAAAGTTAAAATTAAAAGATGGTACTTTTGATGGTAATGTATTAGAAAAACATTTAACTGTAGCTAGGCCATATCCTATTAACGCACCAACTTTAACTTTGTCAAACTCGCTAAGACCAGGTAGTGATGACTCTACAGTAAAAATACCTAGTAATACATCTACAATGCCTAGTGATGTTGGTGATGGTAATAACGACAAAACTTGTAATATATACGGAAGGGGATCTGGTTCTACAGTTCAATATTATCAAAACTTAACTTTTAAAGCGGCTAATTCAACTAATATTGGCGAGACAGAAATAGAAATAGATGTTAGTGGTAATTTTAACGAAAAGCTATGGCAGTCGGTTGTGCCTGGATATTATTTAACAAAAACAACAACCTCGGGTGGTGTAGTTCAGAATAATTTAGATTTTAAAATATCAAACGTAGATTACGCCAACTATACTATTTTCGTAAACGAGTTTGGTGACAACAGTATTAATGGTGTTGGTGATATTGATAGTGGGTCTACACTTGAAATATCAACTTTTCAAGAAGCTTACAACAATGAATCGTTTTTTAATTACAAAGATGCTACAGGCACTTTACGTGCTAAACCGGTTGGTATAAGCGCTAATAAAAGCAATGGGTTAAAAGATGGTGGTTTACTAAACAATGGTAGTGGTGTAGATATAACACCAACAGCTGTAACGTCCCAAAACAATTTTGCTCCTGTTTCAGGAAAACCAAACCAAGCAACTCTTACATCAACAAGTGGTAGTAGTATACAACTTTCAAATGTTATAGCTAATACTTTTATAGTAGGTCATGTTTATGAATTAACTATGATTGTAACAAACTATAGTGGTTCTGGAAATATTGGTTTTAGTGTTAACAACACTTTAGGCTTGGCTTACTCTGCTAGACGTAGCAACGGAACAATATCATATAAGTTTAAAGCAAAATCAACTGGTGATTTACAATTATTTAAAATACAAAGCGCAGCGGCAAGCATATCATACTCTATTAAGTGTTTATCTGGTCCAAGAGAAGTTAAAATACAAGAACTTATATTTGAAGGACAACCTGATTATAAAGTTGGTGATGTTGTTAAGCTTACTTTAAAAAACCCTTTGTCTGACAACGCTGGTGAAGAAACTGAGTTGGATTTTAGAGTAAAACTTTTAGAGCAAAATCTTGATATAATTGAAAATGTGTCTGGTTATGGTGGTACAGGTTCTAATGGCCAGAGAAAAGTTTTTGACTGCGAGATATTAAGCATAGATAGTTCTATATCACTTCTTACAGCGTCTCAGTTTAGAGGACCTTGGTCTTGCGAAAGACAAAAGCCGAACTCTATATTCCAGCAAACTTTCCCAAGGTTTGCATACAGATGGAAATACATAGACAATGAATTCTCTGCAATATCTTCTTTTACTGAAGTTGCTTTTTTACCTAAAGACGATGAGTATGAGTATGATGCTGAGAGTGGTTTTAACGTTGTAATGGAAAACGATGTTAGGCGTGTTGTGTTAAGTGATTTTGAAAAAACACCTAAAGATGCTGTTGGCTTAGATATTCTGTATAAAGAGTCTGGTAGCACGAGTATATACATAGTAGAGTCTTTAAAATATGAAGAGCTAAAATCTTTATCTACATACGTTATTGATTCAGAATTAGTAAAAGGTGTTTTACCTTCTAACCAACTTTTAAGACCTTATGACAACGTTCCTGTAAAAGCTAAAGCGCAAGAGATTACTGGGAACAGACTTCTTTATGGTAATTACACGCAGCAATATAATGTTGATGAAAAATTAAAAGTAATAGCAAGTGTAGATAAATTAAACATTAATGATTTAAAAGCACAAAAATCTATAAAGTCAATAAGAGATTATCAAATTGGAGTTAGTGTTTTAGATGTGTATGGTAGGCAAACACCTATATTTTCTAGTAATGAAGGTATAGTTAAACTTACTCAAGAGGATTCTGACAATGCAACTACGTTTTCTGCTAAAGTTAAATCTAAAGCTCCATCATGGGCAACTCACTATAAATACTTTGTAAAAGATAATTCTACAGAATATTACAATCTAGCTATGGATAGGTTTTATTCTGCAGAAGCTGACGAGCATGTTTGGTTAAGTTTTCCTTCTTGCGATGTAAATAAAGTATCTGAAGATGATTTTTTAATATTAAAGAAACAACATGATAGCTCGACACCAATATCAGAAAACAAAACTGTAAAATACAAAGTATTAGCAAAAGAACCTTCTGCACCTGATTTTATAAAAATTAAAAAAGAAAGTTTAGGTAGAACATCTACTGGTATAAACTTTGCAACAAATAACTCTGTTACTTCTGGTTATCCTTTAGAAACTTTTATTTCATTTACTTTAAGAGACTCTAGCATACAAGGTTTTGAACAGCTTTTTGAAGAAGTTGAGGGTAGAGTTCAGCAAACAAAAAAGTTTATAAAAATAGGTAGTTCAAAAACAGGTATAACAACTGATTACTATGAACTAGACACTGTTGAGTGGAGTGTTACCGATACCAAAGCAGGTGCTGTTTATTGGACTTTTAAATTAAAAGTTCCTTTTGGAAAAGATGTTGCTTTAACTGGAACAAGTCCTGGTAGTAGCACTAGAGGTTTATATGTAGAGTTTTTTGAAGAAAAAGAAGCTACAGATTTGACAGAGTTTCAAGGTAGATTTTTTGTTAAAGTTTTAAGAGATAGTATTCTTAATAATTTTGTTTTAAACTCACAAGCAACTGATAACTATATAGTTCTTAATTCCGAACCAGTTTGGTGGGCACACACTTACTCTATTGAAGCTAGCAGAACCGTTAATGGCACTACCCCTGTTTTTTCCGAACCAATACCAAACGTTATAAATACTGGAAACGCTTACTCAGGAACATTAAACATTGGTTCTGACAAGTACAATAGTACATATTTAAAAGACCAAAGTACTTTTAAGTTTATAACTGATAGATTATTGATAGAAAAGTGGGGTAGTAATGATTTTGAAAGCCAATACAGCACTTCAAATGGTTTAGTTACTTACTCTTCGCCATTGCCAAATGTAACTCCTGTAAACGATGGTCAACTGCTGAAAGGAACTATGGATAACGAAAGTTATTGGATGGGTACTAATGTAAAAAGCAACTGGGCTATAGATAGCGCTTGGTCTTGGTTAGATATAAATCAAAAACTAAGACTTCATAATTACGGAAGTTCAAGCTATAACAATGGTTTTAATGAAGAAATGGGTGAGGGTTTTGTGGTTGGTAATAATTATGCAGAGTTTAGGGTTTTCAACCTAGGGTCTGGACAGCAAGCAAACTTTTACCAAGGTTATTCTGATCAAAACTTTCCTACTGGTTATCAATTTCCTCCAAAAAACAAAGATATACAAAATTATGATTTATACAAACAGCTGACAACCGTTGGTACTAAGTTTAGATTTTCTAAAGACCCAGGCCAGTTGGTTAATGGTGTTTACGATGGTAAGTCTACCGTTTACACTGTTATAGATAAAGAAATCTTAGAAGTTAGTAACTATACTACTAAGTGGAAAGATGAGCCTACTAGGTTTGATTCTCCTACAAACAAAGGCGTTAGAATACATATTCGCTTAGACAAAAAAATAACTTGGAGCCCTTGCGACGAAGATTCTGTTGATTCAGATGGTAACAGCGCTAATATAAACTTTTTAGATGGTACTACCGCTAGAAGAAACGTATCTAACGCTTCTGTTATTGAAATATTACAATTAGACCCTAGTAAAAATTCTTTTTCAACAAACGATCCTGCAATATTTGAAACAGAGCCAAAAGAAAGAGCTGACTTAGACCTTTACTACGAAACATCTTCTACAGAAATGATATTAAAAGATGGTATGTCAATATCAACTAGTTATTTAAACCCAGCAACAGGTGTTTCTGCCTTGACAAGTAACGCTGTTATAAGTTTTGTTAGAGGTTGGAAAACAGGTGCTTTTCAAATATCACAAACTCACATGACTTGTGATATACCAGCTGGTGAAACAATAACAATTTCTAAAAAAGACTCTGCCGGCAACGTTTTATACTCGCAAGACTATACGTTTGACTTTATAATATCTAGTGTTGCTAATGGCTCTACCAAAACAAATAACGTTTGGACTAACGGTAGCTCAAACACTGTTGCACAAATAATAAATACACCAAAAACTAAAATCAATTGGTTTAATTGCTTCTCTTTTGGTAATGGTGTTGAGTCAGACAGAATAAGAGATGATTTTAACGCACCTACTATAGACAAAGGCGTTAAGGTTTCAGCGGTATTAGATAATGAATACAAAAAAGAAGTAAAAACAAACTCTATTATATACTCTGGTCTTTACAACAAAAGCAGTAGCTTAAACAACTTAAATCAATTTATTCAAGCTGAAAAAATAACAAAAGATTTAAATCCAGAGTATGGTACTATTCAAAAGCTATTTACTAGAAACACAAATGTACTTGCTTTTTGTGAAAATAAAATATTAAAAATACTAGCAAATAAAGATGCTTTATTTAACGCTGACGGAAATACAAACGTCGTTGCTACAAACAGGGTTTTAGGACAAACAGTGCCATTTTTAGGTGAGTTTGGAATATCAAGAAACCCTGAGTCTTTTGCAAACTATGGTTATCGAGTTTATTTTACAGACAAAGATAGAAATGCTGTTATTAGATTATCAGGTGATGGTTTAACTGATATTTCAAAAACTGGTATGACTACATTTTTTAGAGACAATTTAAAAGAAGCTGGAAATATTATAGGTACCTACGATGAAGATAAGCAAAACTACAACTTAACGTTTAACGGTAAAACAGTTAGTTTTTCTGAAGATGTAAAAGGCTGGACAAGTTTAAAATCGTTTTTACCAGAGTCTGGCGTTTCTTTAGATAGTGGCTACTACACTTTTTATAATAAATTTTTATGGAAGCATGGTGAAAATGCAATTAGAAATAATTTCTACGGAGTTCAAGCTACTGAAGGTTCAAATATAACTTTTGTTTTTAACCAAGAAACATCTACTGTAAAAACTTTTAAAACGTTAAACTATGAGGGTACAAGTGATTGGGTTGCTAGTAGTATAGAGACAGATCTTCAATCAGGTAAAGTAAATAAGTTTGTTGACAAAGAAGGTCTTTGGTTTAATTACATAAAAGGAGTTGCAACAACAGTTACAAGCCTTGATAACAAAGAGTTTTCTACGCAAGGACTTGGAAGTCCGGCTAGTGTTGACTTAAACGGTTATGCTGTAAATCTACCTATAACTGCAACTGCTAAGGTTGCTGATACAAAACCTTATTGGACTGTAAATGCATCTGCAAGCAATTCATCAAACACAGTTGTAACGCAATCTAATAATATTGTTACAGGAGCTACAATATCTTACGACGTTGTTTTCTATGTGCACTCCTTGATAGTTCTTTCTCAAGCTTGGTCTGTTTCAGCTGCTGATTTTACGGTAACTACTTCTAATCTTTTACCATCTTCCTCACCACCAACAGTAGGTTCGCCTGTTTTCACTAATCTAGGTACTCCTGGGACAGCTTCAAACGTTGTTAAAATAACAATACCTATTTCTGGAACAATGCCTGTGTCTATATGCTCTTTTGATGTTGACGTAGCGGGTACAGCTAAACTAACTCAAACTATAAATCCTTACTAATATGGCTGGTAAAATAAAAAACATAACAACAAAATGTACTTTAGCACAGACTGGTGTAACAAACGATACATATCCTATTGTTGGTACTCCTGGCGTGGCTTTAACAGCGTTTACACAAACGTTTACAGCAAAGACTAATTTTGTTTTTAATGTACCACCATCGATAGACTTTAGTAATGTAAGCGATCCAAGTGATTACTCTGTTACAGTTACAGATACTAAAAATAGTAAAGGTATTGTTACAGTTAGATTGTTTTCTATAGTTTATACGCCTGATGTTTTACAACCTAGCTCAGATGAGATAATATTTGTAGCAAACGCAGAGCCTGGTTACAACCCGTCAACAGGCAATATATACTCGTATGAGCTTGATACTAGTTATTTAAAATCTACTGGAGATAATAGGTCTATAAAAATGTATGGAGATCCTGGCGCTGTTATAACAGTTGCAATACGAAACACTACGCCTGGTTACAACCAAATAGACATGTACACTAGGGTTTATACTTTTCAAGAAGACGGAACTTCTTTAAGTTATGTTCATTTAGGTGTAACGTATGTTGTTCCAACTATTGATTTTAATATTCCAGGTTTAAAATACTGGAGAGTGCCAATAGGAGATGAGGTTATTAGAATTACTTTCGCGGTATCTGGAGCTAACACAATACTTTGGGATGCAGACCCTGTAACAAACGGTAGTGCAGAGCCTGTATATCTTTATCAATATAAAGACACTAAAGTTATACTACAGTTAAGCCAAGGAGACACAACTGGTATTAATAGTGGTAATGGATTTTTTGGCATTGGAGGTCTTGGCGGTGATAATATTATAAACTTAAAAGATCAATGGAATTTAGCAGATAACGTTATTACGCCTTGGAACGCTCTTTTGGGGTATGCAAAATCTCAAGGCTCTTCTAACGGCCCTAACGCAGCCTCGCCACAAGGTGTTTATGTGGCTATTGGTAACACTAGCACTTCGAGTATTGGAGAAATTGCAAATATTGTTTTAAGCACCGTAAACTCTGTTTTAACCCAAAACCTTGTGGTTGGTAGAACTTACAAGTTAACGTTTGAAGTTAGGGTTCCAACTACAGTTGGTGCTGATGGTATTAGGTTTAAGCACTTTACCAGTAATTCATTGTACTCTGGTGTTAACGGCAGTAGACCTATTGGTCTTTTTGGGGAAGCTTACACCGGTAGCAATGGGTGGAGAGTTGTAAACATGGAGTTTGTGGCTGGTACAACCAACACCGATGAATTACAAGTGTATTCAACTAGCGCCGCAGCTCAAGGGTTCGAAATATCAAAAATAAGGTTAACACCTGTTTACGCTGTTGGTTCTGTTACAACAGATATAAACTCTTGCTCTAACATTGCTGTTTTACAAAGTAATGCAGCTGGAACTAGTTCAGACACCCAAGACTTTGATTTTTCATTAACAGCTTACTTAGCAACAGCAAATAATCCCAGAAAGTGTATTAAGTATATTACAGCTGCATTAACACCTGTGGCATCTTCTATACCATCATCTTTGCTAAATAGCGGTAACGTAAATACTGGAACAGCTAAAGGTTTAGAAAGTACTATAACAAACACTATAAAATCATCTGATTACAACGCTTATAGAAAAAACTACAAATACACAAATGGATCTCAAAACGAAATAGATGTTATGGGTGTTTTAAGTGGTGGTTACAACACTATGAATTATGAAAACGGCTGTATCGCTACAATATCAAATACGCAGTTGAAAGTTACTAATGCGACTGTAAATTCAACTGGATTAGTTTGGACTGGCAATACTAAGTTAGAGTTTACTGGAACTTTAAATATTGTAAAAAACCCTATTGGTGGAAACGCGGTAATAGAATTTAACTTGGCTGGATGGTTTACTCAAGGCCTTGATACAACTTAAAATTAAAATATGGCACAAATAGACATAACATTTGCAAACCCTATAAATATTTCTTTACAAGCAAAACCTCTTACCGACAGTGGTGGTAACGCTGTTTTTGGTCACGATATTATTTACTTTGTAAAAAATGAAGAGACACAGGTAAGAGAGTTAGGTAAGTGTATAGGGATAAGCGAAGATAGAAAAACAATAACAGCACAAGTTATAGGAACAAGACCAGTTCCAGGCAACCAAGCATTTATACTTTTTGGTAAAGATACTGAGGTGCAAACGTCTGGGCTTGACGGTTACTATGCTAAAGTTAAAATGGAAAATACATTGACATCAGAGGTAGAGCTGTTTGCAGTAGGATCTGATGTAGTACAAAGTAGTAAATAACACGTAAAAAGTGTAATTATAAATAAATAAAGAATAAAATATGGCAGGATTAAAAAATCTATTAAAAAATTTTTTTGCTAAAGACGCTGTTGCTGGAGAATCTACTGGTTTTGATTTAAGCAAATCTGGTAAGGTTGGTATAATAGAAGGCGCTATGGGTATTGCCCAGGGTTTAATAGGTCGTCAAAAAAGAAAACAAGCACAAATAGATGCTAACAGAAACTATGAAACAAGAATGGAAGATTACCAAGCTCTTGACACTAGTAATTTAGCTGCTGGTTTTGAAAATACTTTTAGTGAAAATGTTTACGAAGACATAACCGTCAACACGCAGCAAGCTGATTTTATGGCGCAACAGCAAGCGCAAAATCAAGCTAATATTATGCAAGGGTTACAAGGCGCGGCAGGTGGTAGTGGTATTGCTGGTTTAGCACAAGCACTAGCAAATCAATCAACAATGGCTAATCAAAAGGCTTCAGCTTTAATTGGCGCTCAAGAACAAAAAAACCAATTACTTGTTGGTAAAGGTGAGTTAGCAATGCAAAAAGGAGAAATGATAGCACAGCAAACTAGATTAAAAGGAGAAGCAGCGGCTAGACAGTTAGAGTCTGACAAAACAGCAACTTTACTAGGCATGTCTCAAATGGAAAAAGCAGCTGCAGACAAAGCTATGGCAGATGCAAACAGCGCTTTGTATGGTGGAATAGGTAAAATAGCTGGCGGAATTATATCAGGAAAATTATAAAATAAAAAACTATGGCAGCAGATAAAAATTTAATTGCAGGTACAAGGGTTATGCTTGAAGCGGGTAGAGATACCTCTGTGTCTTCTTTTGCTAGAGAGTTCAACACTATACTTAAGAGCCAGATGGAAGAAGAGGCTAAAGAAACTGCAGATATTGATAGGTGGTTAAACAAGGTTGGCACACCAGATAATATAAGAAAAATAGACGAGTCTTATAGGGGTGAGGTTGAAAATTGGGTTTCTACAAAACAAGAAGAATATATAAGGTTAAACAAAAGTTATCAAAAAGACCAAAACTTAGAGGATAAAAGAGCTGCAGAGTTAATTGAAAGACAGTTCATGAATTTAAACGATCAGTTAAATCAACTTCAATTAGACAAAGAAAAGTATTTTGAGGCTGGTACTAAAAGAAAATTAAAAACAGGTGTTCTTGGGTCTGAATGGTATGTTAATAATTATTTAGAAAAAGATGACGCTAGCACTGCAGGCGTGGTTGAAGGTGGATTTACTATTAGCGAAGACGGTATGGTTATGTTTGGTGATGACAGCTTTGATTCTAAAAAAGGTAATTGGAATGTTAAAAATACTTTAGCAGAAAACTTTATAGCAGATCAATTTGTTGCCGCTAAAATAAGTGGTAAAAAAGATGGTAAAACAACTAGTAAAAGCCAGTTTATAAGAACTAATGTTGTTAAAAAAACATTAGGAAGTCAAGATCCAGAAGATATATTAGTCCTTGTTCAAACAGATTTAAACACTGAAGACGATCAGAACTTTACCTTTGCTCAGCAATGGGCTTCTGGTGATTTAAAAAACCCTGCTTTTTATGATTTTAAAATTAATAATAAAGACTTTTCAGAAACTACTTTAGACGAAAGAAGCAATTGGATGCAAAACCCTGACAATAAAGACAAAATAGTAGATTTAATTTCTATGTACGTAGATGATACTAGAGAAGAAATTTACAACATTGAGCAGCAAAATAGTTTTAACG